CTGCGTCTCTAGATAATTTTACAAGTATCAATGCGGTTGCTACGTCTCTACGTGTAAACTTTCTGCCAAACGCGGTAGACCAAAACTCCGCTATGCGTCCAAAGTTATCATATGGTCCTCCGTAGTCTGTATCTCTTGACCCGGAAATTAACGCGGCAGCCTGTCTAAGAGCCTCAACGCGTGGAAGTGTATTTTCAGTATTATCTGCCATGTTACTTAGCCCTCCAGCTTAGTGTTTATACTTACGTATCCGATTAGATCTCCGCCTTCTTCGTTGCCTCGCAACTTCATCTCAACAAGACCAGGTAGATCTTCATTTTCATTTCCCATGATGCGTCTCCACTCGGACTTTGCCTTTTCTCTAACCTCCTCGAGGTTTTTTCCGGAGACGATGTAGTCAATTGATAGTCTCATTAGCGAACTCTCTTCTGTAGCTGGTATGGCGTGTAGTGGGTGCCATCAAGAACCGGCTCCCTGCCGTCGGTAGACTTAAATATTATGTCTCCGTAGCGAACTGCTGTGTACGCGTCGTGCTTAACTCTTACCTCATCAGCAACAAGTATTGAGCCAGGTTGTGCGTCAACCCAAACCTCGTTCTGTTTTTCTGGAAGTATCGAGTGATTTAGGCTAAGCTTAGAGAATAGCTCAACTGACTCCTTCATTTGGTTTTCTGACAGTTTCATGTCATTCCAAACCTCAAGAAGTTTAAGTATTGAGTTCCCAACACCAACCTTTACTTTTGCCTCACTCATCTGCTCTTTGACCCAGTCAAAGTTTATTTCTGGCATGTTATTCCTCCTTATCCTTTGGTAGACACTTACTGCACATGTCAGGTTGCTTTCCAACCCCTACGTCGTCAATCGCACGGTAACAAACAATGCACTTGACTCCGCTAGTTTTTACCTTGTATCCTTCTAGTTGTCGTTTCTTGTTCTTTTCCATCTTCTCTAGATATAGACGATCAAGTACCTCGTCTGTTCCACCCGCCGCAACGATTATGTTTGCAACAAAGTGAAGAACGTCAACCGCCTCCTTGATGATCTCCTCGCGATCAGCGTAAGGTTCATCGTGTTGCCAAGGCTTCCATGAGATTGCCTGGCGCATCTCTGCAAGTTCATCGTCGATGGCAAGCATGTTCCACCGCATGTACTCAACTAGCTTGCGGATGTTGTTTGGCTTGTCACCCTCCATTTCATCGTAGTTGATGAAATAGACGTTCTTTTGAAGATCACGTGTTTTTCTTAACCAACCTTCAAACAATATTCCCATTGTTATGCCTTTCTGCTAAATATCTCAAGTGAGTCTGATAGCATGATTGCCGCATCTCGCTTGTTTGGAATTGACTGTATATATGTTTCTCGTTGTTCCTTTGCTAGTCTACTTCTTTCATCAACTGACATCTCCTCGATACTTGACGCGATGTGAAGCCAAGGTTCTCCCAAGGCGCCACTCTCACGCCAGTCAGTTGCAACAGGTGTAAGTGCATTTATAGACTGTACTAGTCTGTATGTCCACCAGGTTCCTCCAGTTTGATACGGACTAATAAGTGCGCCTACGCCACTTGCTATCTGTGCGGAGACCTGTTCATCTGTCCATCCCTTGTGCCACTTCATCGGCACGGTAGGACTTGATAGCGTCGCAAGTGTAGACTTAGTCCAGTTAGTTGAGAAGTTTTCAACTACCCACTTTTCACGACGTTCAATTTCAATTGGATCCTGCATCGTAAGTATGTATGAATCTAAGTTTATACCTTTTATTGACGCCGCAGCTCCCGTTGGAAGTTGAGATATAACCTTTCCGGTTCCGGACCACGGTAAAGACGGATATAAGGTTGTTGGCCATACATCATTTAATAGATAATCAACCACGCCCATAAGGTCGTCAAGAACACTAGGTGTGCTTGCATGCATGTAACCTTTGCGGTATGAATAGAACGGCTTTGTCATGTTCTGTGGATTTTTTGTCATCGCGCGAAGGCTTGCGGTAATTCTTACAGGTTCAGGCGCATCTATGTAAAGTGCAAGCTTATCAGAGTCACGTAAAACGTCAATAATGTTTAACGCGCCGTAGACACGGTTTGCACTTAAGCTTGTTAGAGGACTTAAGCCAACAAGAATGTGATCATACTCGGCTAGATCAGACATTTCCCAGGATATCTCCGGATCTATCTGAACTACCTCATGCCCTTGAACTGATAAAACATGTGATAGTAGACTTGCAAATGAAAGCGATCTTTTATTTGCGTCAGTTGACGCGTGAGGCGCGGACATTCCAGTTAGTAGTATCTTACTCATGCACGAGTACCGTCCGCGTTAAGTTTAACACCCTTGTCCTCGGCAACTGCACGCTTAATAATTCTATCGCAGTGCTCAACGAACTTATCATAGTGTGGAATGTAAGGTGCAAGCGCTGTTCGTTGCGCGAGTGCAGCCTCGGCTAGTTCATCGGTAGACATCTTTTCAACGTCCGCGATCTTTAGCTTATACGCATCGCCTAGCGGATCACCTTCACCCTTATCGGTAACAAGAATAGATCCAACATGCGCCGCATATAAAAAGCGGCTACGCCACCACCCTGAGCCCGCGTGTGGATACGGTGGAGAAAGAATTCCCCAGTGATTATTGTAGAACTCAAGTACGTCCTTCTCAGTATCAAACCTTTGTCCGCCTAGTTTCTTAATTAGCTTACGACTTCCAACGATCTCAACCGGCCACGTAAGTGCCTTACGCTCAAGCCAGCCATCATGCGGCATAAGTGCGCCAAGTACCCACGCGTGTTTCTTTTCAGTCGCCGCAAGTTCAGTTACACCTTGCATCGTAGGAATTATTGTCGCGGTTGGATCAAGTGCCTCAATTAAACCTACGTCATCTGGCATACGCTTGCGAACTATAGATCTATCACCAAACGAGTACATCGGACAAACTGGAACCATACCTGCTGCCCAACGTGCATCTATAAGATCTGTTGCTGCTTGAACAAGACGCTTTTCCCAAGGTTTAATGTTTTCATCGTTGTCCATCATGTAGTAACGCTCGATGTAGCACTTCTTTGCAGCCTCTGGATTTACCTCGCGTATTCTTTCAACCGCAGCCTCAATGTCCGCGCGACTAAAGTACGTTGCGCCTTCTTCACCGCGATGCTCTGTGCCAACAAGCAGATGCTTGTACAGCATCTCAGGTTTACGCATCAACGCGCGTGCTCCATTAAATACAGTGTTAAACTGCCAATCATCAAAGAAACCTACGCATGGAATACCGGATGAAAGTGCGTATAGTGCACCCATAGCTCCTTGACGTCCGTTAAGTGAGTTTAGCGGTGCAAGATTGATCCATAGAACGTCATATGAGGATAGATCCTCACCTGGTGTGATCTTACGCCAGTCAACTTCGTGACCTGACTCACGCAACGCCTGAGCAATAGAAGCAGGCACGTCAATCTTTTGAATGGTACGTTTTTCTGTGTTAATCTGTAACGCAGTAAAACCACTCATCAATACTTTCATAATCCACTACCTTTCGTCTAAGTAGATTTGGGATGTCACCTAGACTATATCAGAATAGATGACAAACCAGACTTACTTAGATTAGAACGGAGACGCAGGTGGTGCAGCTACCGGTGCAGCCGCAACAGGAGCAACGGCTGGTGCCGGCGCAGGAGCAGGAGCAGGAGCGGCAGCAGTTACTGGTGCAGACGTTGCAGTCGTAACACCTGGGTAGTACTGCTTAATCTCATTCTTCTTTTGTCCTTGCCAGGTACGTGATGTTACCTGTGCACGGAAAGAACGACCACGGATTGCTTGCTCAATCTGAGCATTTGACGGATTGGTTGCAAAGAACTCGCGACCAAGTCCAAGTGCGTGCATCTTACGGAAGAACATTCCAAGAGCAGCGGTGTTATCAGGCGTTACTACTAGGTTGTCCCACACTAAACGTTTAGCGTGCGCACCGTTTTGTACCTGTGCCTTTATGGCAAACATTGTCTTGCCAGACTGTGAAACTTTTGCTGTAGCTTCTACTACAGTTAAGTCGTAGTCGCCATCTGGCAGTGGATCGTACCCTGCAGATACCTCGCCGGCATCCTTTACTAGATCGCCCCAATTAAGTGTACTCATTGTTGGCTATTTTCCTTTCGTTGTAGTTGTTGCATCTGTTTTTGGACCAAAAACCATGTCCAACATGCGTTCAATTCCAAGGTTTTCTTGTTCTACGACTTTACCAAGTCTTCCTTGAACGCGTTCTCCTGCTTCATATTCGTTTGTACGTTCAACGTACATACGGCGAACCTTGTATGGAGGCTGCAGTGGGTCTGGGTTTGGCATTGTCTCGACGGTGACCGCGCCGAGAATATCATAAAAGTATGGCGCTTGAATTGCAAGCTGGCCCTGTAGGTACGGACGTGAACGACCGTCTGCTCCAGGACGTGCCATAGCTGTTAGCACAACCGCCTCTAGCGGCTGAGTAGGATGCATTGTAAGATCGCGTAGATCTCGTAGTAATGCGCCCATGTGACGAAGTAGCTCGCCCCATTGTTGCATCTTCATTTGTTCTGTACCAGCGATTGAATCCATGCACTTCACTTGAAGCTCAGAGATTGAGTCGATGATAAGAGACTTGAATTGGTGTTTTCCAGTTTGTAACCACTGGAATGTTTTAAGAACAACATCATAGTCACGAACGTTAACTACAACTGTATCCCAGGTGCCATCGGCAACTGGCGGTTCTTCTCTAATTGGATCCCAGTACTTAACGGTGATAGGCAGGAACCTATGTCCACCTTCAACGTCAAGCATGAGACGTGGATACGGCGCGGTTACCGCAAAGGTTGATTTACCAACCTTTGATTCTCCGTAAACCATGATGGTTAACGAACGTTGTACGTCAGACATCACTGTTTCCTTTCATCTCTTTAGTAAGTTGGCGTAGCATTAGTCTGCACTGCCCTTCTTTTCTTCTTCCACTCCATAATAAGCATATGGATTGGAAATCTCGAACGCGTCCTCAAGCGCAGCCTCAGCCGCACTTCCATCGTCAAACATTGGACATATGGTAAAGAACTGGCACTTCCACTTGCAGTCTCTTGACGGGCGAGGATACGCTACAAAGCGATGATCGCCTCCTTGGTCAAGTGCCTTCCTTGCGCTAAGCATGTCTGTAAGTGTTCCATGAATTCTTTGCCAAAATGAACGTAGTGCAAACACGTTGTGACGCACCTCAATTTGCTCAAAGAACGGCGGTCTTGCGTTTGCAGAGCGCTTAACCTTCTTGAGCATTGTAAATATTCCGCCCTCAGAGCGTTCACCTTCTTTATTTTGAGCTGTTTCCAGCATCATGTATGTAAGAATTTGCTCGTTCATGTGAGCCATGCTTGAAAAATCTGTAAATGAGCCACCGACAGTCTTAAAGTCACGGAACATGCGAACACCGTCCGCACGACGTCGTACACGCATGTCAATCTTTCCTTGAAGCTCTACCGCGCCATCAAGCAACGGCATTGAGATAATTTCCTCCGTAGAGATCATCTCTAACTCTGCGTCAATTCCATTTTCTTCAACCCACTGCAGGTAACCTTCAAGCATGATGCGACCAAGCTCTGCCTCTGACTCTAGATCATACGTATCACGATAACTTTCTATAAGAATATGCTTGTCGATATCAACAAGTTGTGAGTGTGCCTCAAGTAGAGGTATGTTCTTTGAGTAGTACATATCTAGTGCCTCGTGAATACGCGATCCAAGTGCAAGTGCACCCGTCATTTGCTTTGACTTTGGCTGTAGTCTGCGGTAGTAGCTAAGCCACCACTTTCTGCGGCAGTCCTTAAAGGTTTGTACCTCGGAGTTTGATATGCGTAGTGGTTCGGTCATAGCTTTCCTGCCTTATCATCCTTTAGTAGTGTAAGAAGCTTATCCTTATCTCGAACTATCTGTTCAAAGTTATCAGCCTTAGTCTCAAGAACCTGAATAACACGTTCCTCAATTGTTCCCTCGGTAACATAGTCAGTTACTATAATTGAGTCGTGTATTTCTGATCCAATACGGTGTACACGATCAAGCGCTTGACGATGATCAACAAGTGACCAAGGACGTTGTAGCATGATTAAACGTCTTGCCGCTGTAAGTGTAATTCCAACTCCACCAGCCTGTGCGGTGAACAGGATCCACTTAATCTTTCCTGCCTGAAAATCATCAACTGCCTGTTGGCGTTCGTCCTCATCCTGCGCACCTGTAATAAGACCGTGCTCGATCTTTTCCTTTGTTAACGCCGCACTTAAAAGATAGATCAACTGCCGAGATACTGCGCACACCGCAACTGAGTCATTGCCAAAATCTCCGTTTTTAATGTCGTCCATCAATTGATCAACCTTACAGGATGGATCGGTAAGTACCGCCTTGATCTCTCCACTTTCTTCGTTAGTTGCAATTTCTGCGTACGAGCTTGCGAACTGCAAGAGTCTTATCGTTTGAGTAAGTGCGCTTGGCGCGGTAATTGCCTCACCATCCTCTAACTCTGCGATCATCATGTCACGCATCTGTTCGTAAGCCTTCTTTTGTTTAGTGCTCATCTCAACGTCACGACGTTCAAATACCATCTCGGGTAACCATGGAAGAACCTTTGCCTTTAACATTCTTCTCATTCTTGGATTTAAGGCTGCGTAGAACTCTGGCTCCATGTGTGGCTTTACACCTAAAACCATCATTCCACCAAAGGCATTTAGCATGGTATTAACCATGCGGTCAATCCAGCGTGTCTTACTTGGCCACTCCTCTGGACTTATCCAGTGCAGAATTGCCCATAGGTCAAGCACGTTGTTTGCGATCGGTGTTCCTGTTAGCGCATACCTAATATCAGCGGTTCCTGTTGCAGCCCAAA